GTGGTTGCTGTGTTTGTGTTGCTCCTGGTGGTGGCGGTGGTAGTGGTCGTGGTGGTATTACTGGTCGTGATACTGCTCGTGGTGTTACTGGTCGTGGTGGTGTTACTGCTCGTGGTGGTGGTGGTCGTGCTGGTGGTCGTGGTCGTGGTGATAGTGGTTGCTGTGTTTGTGTTGCTCCTGGTGGTGGTGGTGGTAGTGGTCGTGGTGGTGTTACTGGTCGTGGTGGTGGTCGTGGTGGTGGTCGTGGTGGTGATGGTGGTGGATTCCGGAGTTTTTTATGTTTCCGTGTTCGTCCTTCTTGATTTTCTCGTGGTGGTTTTTTTATCGTTCGTTGTATTGGTGGTAATGGTTTTGTTTTCGCTGTTCCTCCTCCTTGTGATGACATTTGCTCATTATTACTCATGCCCCCTCCCCTAATACCCTCTTTATTCTCTGCTTGATATTTTTTAATAATGTCATTTTTTTTTCTATTTTCTGGTGATTTCGAATTACTCATTATATTATAAGTATACGTATAATATAATCTCATATATTTTCCAAGACAATAACTAAACTTATCAATTGAATTTAACAATAATTTCAACTTCTTCTTTCTTAATACATTTACAAGCAGAGACAGACAATTCTTCGCGTTTTTTACGTGTTTTACCATTTTCTGAACTATCTAAAGACAATTTTCGTTTGGATGTGCTATTGCGTAAATTCATATCTTTCTCAATAACACTATAATTCTTCTCAATATAGTCCACAATTTTATTTTCCAAAGCCCATTTAAAAAAATTCAATTGTCCAATCGTAGTTTCCATACACTTCGTGTCATCATAAGGAATACTTATACGCTCCCATCGACAAAAAGGGTCAAACCTCTTTTTACTATATGCCTTTAATTTCAACTTATAATCATTATATACCTTAAACCTACGCATTTCACCAAGAGGATTCTTCAATTCATAAACAGTAAAGTTCTTTTTCGCATAATTCGTGACGAACCAGTCGACTATACGCAATGAAATATTAGACTCACCATTGATAATAGAAGACATGCGTGTGAGCAGAGTATTGTCGTCATAAAACCGACGTAAATTATTCATTAATACTTCATTTTGAGTAGAATAACGTGCTACAGAAGACATAGTAATAGTAATCAACAAAGGTTTTTATATCCATTTTTACACGTTTCTATATTTATTATGATAATCCATAGAAATAATTCCATATTGTGCCATTACATCTCGCTCGTGAATATTACTATTCATGTATTTTAGTTCGTTTTCCATTTGACCTATCTTGGAATAGGAAGTAGTAGTAACGCGTGATGTAGGAACTACACCTGAGAGGGCCTCAATTTTCGATTTTGTTCTAGGCGATTGTATATTGTATTCTTCCGACAAAGTGCGGTCATTAACCGTGCGATACAATTTTAACTTATTGGTTATAGTATCATGTTTCAAATTAGATTTAGTCATTTTATAGCGGTTTTGTGAATGAAAACATTATTCGACGTTTTTATTCAATTTTCGAATCAAGTTTTTCAATCTACTACAGAATATTGGTTAACAACGTTCATTATTCAATCACTTGGTTATCGTTTGTAATCGTAAGATTAAATGTATAATATATAAATTATAATAATCCAAAATATGTCGACATGTTTTTTTTTGTATTGATTAAAATTTTATATATGTATAAAATTTTATTATAACATTGTATAAATATAAATATGCGACTCCCGCCATACGGAGCATTTTATTAATTACTATAAGCTACTCCGGCCATACCGCTCATAACACGTAGAACGTTGTAATTAACGGCATAAACTCTGACCTTAGCAGTGTTAACTCCTGAGACAGTTCCAGAAGAAAGGACAAGCTGAAGAACAGCGTTATCGATTCTAGAGAAGTTACATGTACCACTTGGTTGATGCTCTTCTGGTCTCAACGCAAACGAGTAAACATTGATACCAGTATCAGGAGCTCTGGTATGATGTTGGAATGGTTGAACGACGTCAAAGTAAGATCCCTCTCTCTCCGAGAATCTATCTTGTCCGTTAAGTTGGAGCTTAGCAGTGACAACAGGGTTCTCTCCCCAACAATGCATATCGAGGGCAGTTTCAGCAAGGACGAAGGTTCCAGCATCGGAAAGACCAGCAGTCAAACCACTACCAACTGCGGCAGAGACAGCAGCGGAGTTAACATCTCCGAAACTATCTCCACTAACGAATGCGGAAGTTTCATCGGCACCGAAGGCGCGGACAGCATTTGGAAGGGCATCGATGGCGTCAGTATAATTGAAAGGTTGAGCACCAAGGGTCTTGTAAAGAGTTTCACCAGAAACCAATGAGTTACAGTAATCAACATTGGCATCACCTTGAACAACCCAAACAAGTTCCTTACAAGGGTGGTTGAAATTCAACTTGATCTTATTGGAGGAAGAACCAACCGACTCGTCACCAGTGAATTGGAGTTGTTCGAAGAGGTATTCATGAGGGTTTTGTGCCATCTTTCTGCGCTCATCAGTATCGAGGAAAATGTAATCAACATAGAGGGAGGCAGCAACAAGGGATTGTTGGTAAGCAGCAGAAACTTGCTTTCCACCGGTCAAAGCACTGACTGCCCAGAGACACTCACCGATAGGTCTGAGGTCTAAGTTAATCTTGACCTCGTGGTATTGGAGAGCAATAAGAGGAAGAGCAAGACCAGGGTTACGGCAAAACCAAAACTGAAGAGGAATATAAAGCGTAGTCTCAGGAAGTGCGTTTCTAGGAGCACAGACCTGGGATGGTCCACCGGCAGCAGCACAAGGTCCATTAACACTAGCGAAGGATGGTTCGGTAATGTAAGTGAGTTGAGTGGTGTTTCCTACCATTTTATTGTATCCTCTCTGTTGTTCGGAAGAAAGAGTCATCTGATTCCAGATGTGCATCCAATCACCGTATTGTCTATCGATTCTTTGACCTCCGATTTCGACCTCAACTTGAGCGACAAGTTGCTCTCCAATACTGTCCAACCATCTGGCATAGACATCACCAGAGTCAGAGTTTTTCATCTGTTGGTTGATCTCAGGGAGAGTGACTTGAAGGTATGTTCTATAGGCAAGATCTCCGTTTCTGGAGATAGTACATGTAACACGTCTACCGAAATCGGCTTGACCTGAGAAAGTTTGTTCAATAGACTCCATTGCGAAATTAGTGTGACGTCTATAAGAGACCTTCCAGAAAGTAATTTCAGGAGTTCCTGTAAGGAAAACATCCTGGGCACCATAAGCGACAAGTTGCATCAAAGCTCCACCCATTTTAGTATATTATAGAAAAAGAAAATAATTTCAGGATTAATTAATTATAATTTGATTAAAATGTTATAAAATATTATAATAAATGCAAATAATTATAGATTATTATAGATTATAGTAATCTTTAATAATTTAAAACGTCCTAAATAACTGGTATTAGACAATTGACTATTATACATTATATTTTCTATTTCCAATTTGTTATAAGTTTACACAACGCTTGTATGCTATCAAATGGTGTATAATAATAAACATAATTCAAAATTATACAAAGCAGTTACAGTATCATATTTTTTTCAATAAACTGTTCTAAATATTCTGGTTGGAATATCTGTTTTTTTCCTTCATGCTTCTTTGAAAATACAAATGAATCGTTGTGTTTTTTTACACACCATCCATCTTGAATCGCATTATATATAAAATTCATTCTAATTAATAATTTACGTTCCAATTGTATGTGCGTAGTATTATTTGAAATATGAGTATCCATTTTTTATATTTATAATACAATATGATTCCATTAAATTATCGCAAATTTACCTTATTTTACAGTAATAATTAATTAACATAATAGTTATTTAGATATTATGTTACCATGTTATAGAAATGAATAACAAAAATGCTCCATTAAAAGTGATGTATACAATTGATATGAAACATTGTTATTTATTGGGTGAATTCAAAAAAGACGAGGAAGAACACATACCCAAATTATTATCTTTGAAAAAAACATTAATTGAACTAATGCGTAAAACCAATAATAAAAACATAGATGAACGATTAAGATTAAAAGATGAAATCAAAGAAACGGTCGGTCAAATTAAACAACTGAAACAGAAGAAAAAGCAATATTTTTTAGATAATTCAAAACACATTTTCAAATATTTCGAAGACAAACAGACAATCTCAAGTGGTAATGGAAACAAAACTAATAGGAATGTATTAAACACATTCTTTAAAATAAAAGACGTATTAGTCAATAACGAGGACAAAGAAATTAAGAGTAATAATATTGCGAAATACTGGAAAAATGTAAATAACGAAATAACAAATATACAAGATTATGTGGTTCCAACCGACTTATGTCATTACTGTTCTAATGGCGAGTTTATACCCCGCGATGAAGAGGGCATTATGATATGCAATAACATAAACTGTGGTAAATTTGTTCATTACGTGTTTGATGGTTCAAAACCTTCCAATAAGGAACCACCAAGTGAACCATCCTATACGGCATATATTAGACTTAATCATTTCAAAGAAATTCTTTCACAATTTCAGGCAAAAGAAACTACGCAAATTCCTGATAAAGTTATCGATGACATTAGTAAACGTATTAAAAAGGAACGAATTCTGGATATTCGTAAAGAACTGAATTATGATAAAATGCGAGAGATTTTGAGAAAACTCGGTTATAATAAGTATTTCGAACACATTCAGTTTATCAATTCAAAATTTGGAATAATACCGCCTATAATGAACGAACAGTTACACGAAACGCTGTGTTTTCTATTTATTGAAATACAAAAACCATGGGCTGTACATTGTCCGCCTAGTCGTACTAATTTTTTCAATTATACATACACATTGTATCAATTATGCGTACTTCTAGACCAAACGCAATATTTAACATATATACCATTGATGAAAGATAGGGAGAAACAACTTGAACAAGACCAAATTTGGTGCAAAGTGTGTAACGATTTAGACTGGGAATATTACCCGACAGTGTGAACGTTATAAATTCTATATCTAAAATGTATGATAAGACCAACGCATAAATACTAATATATATTATATATTAAACATGTATGAGGATGGCGACTCATTATTAATCGCAACATTAAAAAATGATTTAGGTGAAGCAATAAGATTATTAACTTATTACAAAATAGATGTAGATTATAAAGATAAAGATAATTATACATCACTACATTTTGCAACATTAAGAGGTAATTTAGATATTATGAAACTTTTAATTAAAAATGGGGCTGATGTAAATTCAATAAATAAAGATGGTGATACGGCGTTTACTCCAGCGTCAAAAAAGGGTTCTGTGGATATTGTGAAAACTTTAATTGCAAATGGAGCTAAAATATATGAGACCAACGAACGTGATGATATTGCCATTATTTTCGCGGCAGCAACAAATAAATGGACCCTGGTTAATAAATTAATAAAAAAATCATTGAGAAAATCTGGTATTCGATTTGTTAAGTCAATATACAAATGTCATGAAAGTCATACAAATAAAAGAACAGAAAATCTTTTTACTTTAAATGATTTAAAAACAATTGAGATTATTGGAGAATTACTACTTCCAATAGAACCATACGAACCTGATAGCATAACTCATAGTGGAACTGATAGTGAAATTGATAGTGAAAATAATGAAAGAAAAGGTGGATACATTAAAAAAAAAGACACGCACAAAAAAACAAAAAAAATAAGACACGCATGCGCGAAAAGAAGAAACAAAAAAAACACACACACAAAAACAAAAAAATAAAATAAATAAAAAATATCTTTTTATTTATTTAGTATTTGGTAGGATAAAGTTATTTATACGTATCAACTATAATTAGTTTTGACAAATAACTCCCATTATCTAAAGATCTATAATCCACGTGGGAAGCCAACAAGGTTTGCACCTATACCGAAACCGGCACCACCTCTTGCGGAAGACGCCATTGAAGGAACAAATACATCTAGAACAGAGAATGTAGCAGCAGCTGTGAGGGCAATAATAACAACCTCTTCAATGTTGAGTGACTTCTTTGGAATCGCATAAGCAGCGATAGCTACCATTATACCTTCGACAATATACTTGATTGCTCTCTTGACTAGTTCGCTAAAATCAAATCCGTGCATTATATTATATTATATGTAAATAAAATAAAAAAACTTAGATTGAATTAGTTTTGTTTAAATGTAGTTGGTTAAGTTATATTATACTAAATTATGCTAAACCAACAATATATTAAATAATTATTATTTGATTATAGAATAAAATATTACTTAAAAACTTGGATTACTAAACTATATATATATATGTCAGGTTTCGAAAGTAAAAATTTAAATGATGGTACACTTAATCCTAAATATATTGATTTATGTGATGAAGACCCATTAATTTCTGGTCAAAAATTTGCTTGTATTTCATTTGTATCACCAGAAAAAATCATCAAACAGCGAGAACTTTTCATATTTGAAAAGTTTATTTCGGAGTGGGATTTTACTAAATCTATGACGAAAATGAGTGATTTCGTAAATTTCATTTCTTACAAATATAACCTAAAGGTCAATGATACGATGGCAGATTTCAAAGAATTTGTAAAGGAGGAACACGATAAATTACGTAATACGTCGTTGGACGATGATTGGAAGACATTTATGGACAAAAATGAAACATCATTGAATGAAGAATTCAATAGAAAACACGAATTCCAAACTTCGGTAAGGGGTCTTAAAATACGCGGGGTGTTTAATACCCAAGAGGAAGCAGAAGTTAGATGTAAGAAGGTACGCGATTTTGACCCTCATCACGACATTTTCGTAGGTCCTGTTGGTATGTGGATGCCGTGGGACCCAGATGCGTATAAGACAGGGCGCATTGAGTTTATGGAAGATGAACTTAATAAGTTACATAATGAGAAAATAGCAAACGAATCAAGAGCAAAAGAAGAGTTCGCTAAACGCGTAAATGATTCTAAACGGGCGGCAATTGAAGATAATATCAAAAAAGCCACTAAGAGTGGGAATGTTCTAACACAGAGATTAGATGAAGAAGGTAACCTCGTTGGTGTTTCCGAAACCGTTAATTTTGACCAACGAGAATCTGTAGACCCTACCAGCGCAAGTATCCGTAATGAATTGATGCGTGATAGAATTGATATGCCATAGTATACCAATATGCGAGATCATCTCTAAAAAAACATAAAACACATTGTATTTCCTATACACGTTTGAATAATTTCGAATAGTATTATTTTGTTTTATGTTTTTTACCAATTGTTTTTTTTTACTATTATGTTACCACTTTTTTTCTTTTTATCTTTATTTGGGTCATATGCCTCTTCTTCGTCGTCTGAATTCATACCTTCTGAAAGATCCCAGAATTCCTTAGACCCTAGTCTGAATTTTGGGTGGTTCTCTGCCTTGTACCAAAATATCTGGTCAGTTAATTTATTCGATTTGGAGTTATTATTAATCACCAAACATTCGAAATTTTCCGTACAGTTATCCATAACTGAACAAAATGACTCTAATGTAGGAAACATACTAGCATAATTCTCCCATATACGTTTACGATTTGTCAAGTAAGGTTCTCTTAGAATGAAAACATAGTCTATATTTGTTCTTAGATTTGGTGGAATTCCTAAAGGATATTGCATTGTAATAATTAACATAACTTTCCAGTGACGTCCATTCATGAATAATAAACGCATCATTTTATCACGTGTCCACGATTGGTCGTATAAACAGTCGTCCATAATTACAAATGTTCTTGGGTCTATCGATGTTCGGTTATATGTTTCTATTTCTCTTTTAACTTGCTTTAATACTGTCTTTTGTCTTCTTAATATATTTTCAATCAATGCTGTATTGTATTCGTCGTGGATAAACAATCTAGGCACATGATCTTTATAAAATCCATTACCCGCTTCTGTTCCTGATATTACTGTACCTATTGGTATATCCTGGTGATAATATAAGAGGTCTCTTACGAGAAATGATTTACCAGTATCACGTCTTCCGATTAATACTACGACTGGACCTTTGTTTTCGTTTGTCTTAAATGTAATATCTCGCATGTTAAATTTTTTTAATTCTAAAGTCATCAATGATATATTTTAGAAAAATAAATATATTTATTCTTATAAACGAAATAAACGTTTATTCGGCAATAATATAATATTGTTAAACTTATATGTCTGTCTTTGATAAAGATACCTTTATAGCATACAGAACAGTTCCTTCTATTGATACGGTGATACTTAAGGAAAAATTTAACGGTAGTGTTGAAGACATTAACAATAAGTATAACCCATTTCATGTAACCAGCATACAGAATTATCAACCGATTCATTCATTTTTTTTTAATATGAATGAAGGAAATTATAATTCCTTTCAATTAAATCACGTTTATCATTTTAAAGATTTTGATAACGTTATTGATCCATCAGGCGATATCATCTCGCGTAAAACATTCATCAAATATTCTCCATTAACAGACCCTGTACGTTATTTACTTGGTAAGTTGAATAAAAATAAATATGATATGATTAATTTGCCTAAACTTAATGATACGTCGTCAAATTATACAAATGTTGATAACGCATCTTATATTGACGGATTCTTCTCTTTTTTATGTAGTCATACCCTCCATAAACATAATTTTATTAATTCAATTGATTACCACGGTTCATTTTTAGCAGTACAAGATAAGTTTAAATTTAATATTACAGATGATTATGAATATTTGAACGATTCCAAACATTTTATTAGTAATATGGATGTGCTTTACAGCATTTCTAAAGATAATATATGTGATTTAAATTCATTTGATACTAGAAGCAAACGTATTAAGTTAGATATATTAGAAACATTAACAGATATCATTATTTCTGTAGATGATACAGAGAGTATTATAGTCGATTCTTCCAGTGCTATTGTGAATAACGATATATCATTGGAAGAGGTTTATATAAAACTTGATAGTGAACGTCATGAAGATGATGATAACAAAAGTGACGATAGTGAAAGCGATGATAGTGAAAGTGACGATAGTGAAAGTCACGATAGTGAAAGCGATGATAGTGAAAGCGATGATAGTGAAAGCGATGATAGTGAAAGTGAAGACGATGAAATAGAAGACGATGAAATCAAAGACGATGAAAGTGATGACGATGAAAGTGATGACGATGATATGTATGCTTATATCAATAATTTCCCGGTTCAAATGATATGTCTCGAACAATGTGATGGCACCCTTGATAGTTTACTTGAGAAGGATTTAATAGACGAACAAAATGGTTGCTCAGCATTAATGCAAGTGCTATTATCTTTACTAACATATCAAAAAATGTTCAACTTTACGCATAATGACCTGCATACAAATAATATTATGTATACTACTACAAAACAAGAATTTTTATATTACAAGGTCGATAACCATTATTATAAGGTTCCGACATATGGAAAAATTTTCAAGATTATTGATTTTGGAAGGAGTATATACAAATTCAAGGGACAATTATTTTGTAGTGATAGTTTCTATCCTGGTGGTGATGCTGCTACTCAGTATAATTTTGGTCCATTTTATAACAAATCGCGACCACGAATTGACCCTAATAATAGTTTCGATTTGTGTCGATTAGGTACATCTATTTATGATTTTATAATTGGTGATGAAACAATAAATGAAATGAATGAATTGCAAAAAACAATTTACAGATGGTGCTTAGATGATAATGCGAAAAATATATTATATAAAAAAAACGGCGAAGAACGTTTTCCTGAATTTAGACTTTATAAAATGATTGCGAGAACAGTACACGAACACACACCAGATAATCAATTGGGATTTCCTTTTTTTAGTAAGTATAAAGTAGATATGATAGATAATAACGAATACGTAATAGATATTGACATGATGCCTTCATACATACATTAGTTTTACATAATACACAAAATTAGAGTATATTATGTGATAATATCTAGAAACCTGGTTCATCTACAAATGCCTGTGCTGATGAAGAACCTACACATTCACCTCCACCAAGCAGTTCAGCCATCGGTCCTGACATATTGAAGAATGCAAACAATACAACGAAAGTACAGCCAGTGACAATAAGTGTATCACGAACAATGTTTTTCATTGGTTCTTGTTTTTTATTTATATATTTAGATTCTGCTATTTTTGTAGTGAAATACAATACACCTATTATCACGGCTAAAAATAAAGGTTTCTCCATTATAATATAACTTGTAATAATTTAAAAGTTATATTAACGCATATTTCAATCAAGTATTTCTACCACATCATCTAAACTTACTAGTTCATCTGGTGTTGAACCATATTTACCTATATTCACAATGTCCATTTCGCCTAAATTTATATTATCTGTGTGTATTTTTATTTTATCGTCTATATCATCTTCCTCTTCTAACTTTCGTTGAATAGATCGTTCATAACTAATCTCTTTTAATCTCTCGACCGTTTTTGGGGCATTCACGTCGCTTACCTTTCCTGTATCAATATCCATTATACTGTCATAGTCATTGAATGTTAATTTTGTAACAATTGGGTCTTCGTTAATATTTTGTATAGTAGGAACTTGCGGTGGAGGAGTTTCATCGTCCAGCACTATGGCGTTCTTATTTACATCTTTGTCTTCCTCTTTAATTTCATCATCTACGTCTTCTATTATTACCTCTTCCTCTTGCTCAACTCCTTCATCCATATATGCCTTTATAATTTCTTCAGTTGGAATGCTTTCACGTATAGTCTTCATAATACATTCTTGTACGATACATTCTAATTCGCGGTTATTCCGTTGGACTGTTAATGCTGATATATTACGCTCAAATAAATAAACATTCTTATAACACGCACGAGCGACATGAATATACAATTTATGTAAAAATGTGTCTATATTTGGTATTGATACATCTATTTTTTTCTGTTTATTACCAACACGAATGCAAGTGAGAATCTTCATTTGTATAATATGGACACAAGTGATTAAATCTTCTAAATAACCACAGCCACTCCTATCGACTATGCGTTTACGTTCTTGTTCTACTGTAACTGTATTCCATTTAGGAATTGCGGATAACATATTTTGAAACGTCATCAAGTATTTTCCAGGTTCTTCAGTATCTAAACATATTTTCCACGCTTCATTAAAAATAGATTGAATTCCTTCTATAACTAGTGGCGTAAATATAGAAACTAATCTACCACACCATTCATTTCGCGACTCGTTCAAATTTGATACTTCGAAATCGTCCATTATATTACACAATGTATATTTTTATTCTTATATAAACGTATAAGAATAATGCTTCCGTAATATGTAAATAATATAGACCATTGGATATTTGGAGTAGTCTATATAAATTTTATTTTACGAATATCTTCTATATCCCGATTAAATATATATGTCAAAATGCTAAATAATAAAAGTTTTTCGGATCTTAATTCTGATTTGATTTTAGAATAGTATACTTCAATATAATTCCGTTTTAATTGCGTTATAGAGTTATCATTTTTTATAGAATTTAGTATATCCATACACGAGTAGCCATTGTCGTAAATATTTTCGCAAAAATTCAATATTTGGGCATTTGATAAGTTATTATTTAGTTTGTCTTGTTTTATTTGTTCGATTGTCTCGCAAATAAACGACTCTTTTATTTTTTGTAATATTTCGTTATTTACTATTTTATCCAATGCCAATTGATGTAGATTTATAAATTTGTTATTCTCGTAATGTTCGGGAACGTATATTTCACAAAAACGAGATAATATTGGGTTTAATAAATTGTGTTTGTTCTCTACTATCATGAAAAAACGCGTTGTATAAGAAAATAATTCTATACATCGCCTTAGTGCTGACTGTGCGTCGTTTGTAAGAAAATCCGCATTTAATAATATTATTGTTTTAAAGTTTATATTTATATTAGTTTCTAGATTCGCCTTTGCAAAAAACTTCAATTCTTCTCTTATAAATTTAATTCCTTTTCCATGAGAACAGTTCACAAACATTACATTGTTTTTTATCATATTTCGGTCATGGTTGTATATTTTATCTATAAAGTCGGTCACTATACGTTTTTTACCAGTTCCAGACCCCCCATGAAATATAATATTCGGTATTTGGTTATTTTTATAATACCCGTCTAATTGTTTGTATATATTTATATGAACGTCCATTATTATTGTATCACACATTGGTGTATGTATATAAATAGATTTATATACATATTATTTTATATATTCAAAGTGTAAATATATTTTTATTTATTCTAATAATAAACAACCATAATGATTGTATTCAAACTTAGAGGATAATTTTCTTCTCATGCCCTACACGCAGTGTAGCCTTTAACATAATATCAAAACCTGCCTTTTTGATATTCTTACAGAACGCAACGTCTTCACTCATAATGTCGTTTAGTATAATCCCATTTTCTCCCTCTATTACTGTAGGCACGCTGTCAAAATAAGGGTACTTCATCGCATCGAGAACCTCCTTGCGCATTCCAAAGAATCCCATACCAGCGTAGGAAACCTTCTTAAAATTCTCACCTTCGTTCTCTTTTTTCCAATTCTCTAGACTATCTACGCTCATAAACTCGAATGACCCATTCATCTTAAAGAATTCTGTATCCCAATGCTCAACGACTGGATAGTGTGTAAGATTTGACATTCTGTAACACCCAGCAACAACGGGATGTGTTTCCAGAGAATCCAGAAGATCAATCACCTGTACTGGTGAAAACACTTGATCGCTATCAATGGTAATCCAATAATCGAATTCTTCACCTGAGAAGACTTTTTGTTCTGAACCACGTAACACATTAAGTCCGAGCGTTTGCATGCGTGCGAATGGAACATAATTGCTTACTCCAGGTGAAATAACCAAGTTATATTTATTACTGTTCAGTAATGCGTTCATAGTCGACAACAAAGATATTAAAAATGCTGAAGAAAAATTGTCTCCAGGTAAACCGAGAACAATTCTCTTTTTCTCTACACTTGTTAGGGGAGCGACTGTGTCTACATCATTGGTCTTTTCGACAACACTTATATCCATAATATTATAGTATGATAGTTATTCTTTAATATAATTTATTTTTATTATAATTTATCAGTCCATCTTTTGTACAATTAATTGTTTAGTGAAGCGGAATCTTTCGTGATATATCGTCCTGCGTTTCATATTACATTCTAAACACGCAATTGTTATATTATTCTTATTATGTCCGTATTTATTATTCATCCTCTCTACAGACCATTGCTTAGGTTCTCTAACTGACTTATATAAAACGTATACACATTTAATGCAATAATAACATTTTAATTCATTTTCTATTAATGTTTCTTTCACAAAATCTATATCGATAAAATCGTCTTCTGAATATTTATTTTTTTTCTGGTCTTGACTTTTATATCCGGATATCTTTCGTTTTATCTCACAACACATTAAATTATATACATTATTTGAAATGTCTGCTTCTTTCATTGTCGCTAATTGTAATTCTGAATTATAATCACTTTCACATATCGTCCATTTTTTATCTCTTGTTACAACACGGTCTTTTTTATCTTTCTGTGTTTTTACTTCTTTTTTGTTATCGTCGATTGATATCTTTATGTTTCTAACATTATAACCATTTTCTTCCATTTATATAATAGTATATACAATAAAATTAAACGACAAACTTATACAGTTTTGATGAATATATTATTGTGTCACCTAATAATGGTTTATACATTTTGAAAAAAGGAGATAAACACTTATTATTGGTATATATATATAAAGATAAACCTCTTAATTATGTTTTCAACTGTTGAAAAAACTAACACCGTTCTAGAGAAACCACTTGAAGATGCAGATATTGTTCCAAAAAATATTGTTCAAAGTGGGGGAAATTATTATTCTATGTATAACGAGAAATCGTCAAATAATCAATACAATGATATGAATCCTTCAAATATAGACAAACTTCTTGAAAGTGAAAAATCACATAACACTACTGATGCTTGGAATAAACTAGATAATATTTCAAAAAAACAAATACTACAGGCATATGCCGAAACGTGTGGGGTCGATATGAAATTGTCGGGTAAAGAAATCGAAAAACTTAAGTCGTTTTTTAATGACGTTATACAAAAGAATAAACTAAAAAAAACCAAAGACGTGCTATATAATAAAGATACCAGAATTGTTTCGAATATACCATCGCTATTTTTCAATACAATAAATCGTTCGTTTTCCTTACGAAATATCGAGAAACGCGTATCATCGCTTAAATCGGTAACCCCGAAGCGAATTTCGAATAAAAACAAACCAGTTGTCGATAAAATTGAATAATACTATTATTACATGTAAATATATTAAACGAACGTTATATTTACATATACACCTATGACAACTATAAATAAAAATATTGATATGTCAATTATAGATACTGATACCGATGTAGAACCAGATACAGATGTAGAATTAGATACCGATGTAGAACTAGATACCGATGTAGAACTAGAAGCAGAATTGTCGATTGATGATACAGATACAGATACTTCAAATAGCGACAGTTCAACACGTCTGGAATTAACGGATGAATATTTAACAGATATCGAAGATACTGTACATTTGATGTTGTATGAATATATAACCGATAACCCACTACTTTATTCTAAAAAACATTTTATCGAGACACTGGAATGTGACATTATGGATGGTGTGATAAGTATTCTCACAGATAATCATAATGTTATGGGAGATTATAACAGCATTGTTGATGCGGTTAAATGTGCGTTTACCACGTTTTTCTTATACAATAAATATAATATTATACCTCGTTCACAAAATAACACAAGTGTCACGTCATCAATGGGAAAAACCTATATCGATACACAGATCACACATCTACTACAATTACCACAACCAGAACAAAAATCTCAGGAGTGGTATAAATATAGACATGGGTTGATTACTGCCAGTAGCATATATAAGGTGTTTGCGTCCCAATCACAAATTAATAGTCTTATATATGAAAAATGCAAACCTTTTGTAGAGAGAGAAATTACTAACAATAACTGGGGTTCTGTATCCTCACTCCAGTGGGGTGTCTTATATGAACCTGTGTCTGTCTTATTATATGAGTATTTAAACTCTACAAATATAAGTGATTTTGGATGTATTCAACACGAGAAATATAACTATATTGGTGCATCACCCGATGGTATCAATACTAATCCCAATAGTAAATTATATGGGAGAATGATCGAAATCAAAAATATTGTCAATAGAGATATTACTGGAATTCCAAAAGAAGAATACTGGGTACAAACACAAATTCAAATGGAAACTTGTGGTTTGGATGAATGCGATTTTATAGAGACAAGATTCAAGGAATATGATGATGTTGATAACTTTTACACAGATATCACGAAACAGCGTGGCATAATTCTATGTTTTGTTGAAAATTGTAATTCTAACTCATCGCCTGTATATGTGTATAGTAAAATGGATTTAACAATTGAATCTGATATCGTAAATAAATGGATTGAATACGAGAAGGAATTGAAATCTGATAAATTCCTGTTATTAAAGGCACGTTATTGGTATTTGGACGAATATTCATGTGTTTTAATAAAACGTAATGCGATTTGGTTTAATGCAGCTCTACCGATGATAAAAAGTGTTTGGGATACTATAGTTAAGGAACGGGAATACGGATATGAACATAGAGCACCTAAGAAAAAGAATAATAAACAATGTTTATTCGTATCGATGGATAACAATGACGTAACTACAACCAGAACTATAAATATTATTCCACCGAAAACGAATTTATCGATTGTCAAAATTTAATTTATTACACTATATAGTCTACCATACACTATATCGTATATATACAGTCTACCAATCACCTTTTTTTAAACGCGTTAAATGAGAAAATGCGTAAAATGATATAGAAGTTTTGTCATCTATATATTTACATACCGTATATTAATGCTTTCTAATAATAATGTTGAGAGAGAAATGTTCGTCATTAAAAGAAATGGACAGCGTAAAGTAGTTGAATTTGATAAGATTCTACGTCGTATCAAAGTCCTTGGAACACAAGCAGGTCTTACTATGAATTATACTTCTCTTACCATGAAGGTCATAGACCAATTGTTCGACGGTATTTCTACTACGCAAATTGACGAACTTAGTGCTGAACAGTGTGCATCTCTTTCGTCAATACATCCAGATTATAATACTTTGGCTGGACATATCGTGATTTCGAACCATCAGAAAAATTCTGACTCAGCTTTCACCGAAGTTGTTTCGAAACTATATAAGTTTATTGACAAGAATGGTATCCACTCACCACTTATCTGCGAAAAGTTATATCAGCTGACACTTACACACGGAAATTTACTGAACGATATGTGCGTTCACTCGCGCGATTATTTAATAGATTATTTCGGTTTTAAGACACTTGAACGAGCATATCTTATGAAGATTGACGGTAAAGTAATAGAACGACCTCAACATTTATGGTTAAGAACTGCGTGTGGTATTCATGGTGACGACATTGCGTCTATTAGACAAACATATGACCTTATGTCTCAAAAGTATTTTACCCACGCAACGCCCACTCTTTTCAATGCTGGGACACCTAACCCTCAACTCAGTTCCTGTTTTTTACAGGCAATGGAATCCGACAGCATAGAGGGAATATACAATACTCTCAAAGATTGTGCTCTTATTTCAAAGTGGGCAGGAGGCATTGGACTACATATTCATAATGTTCGAGCGTCGGGTAGTCATATTAGAGGAACGAATGGTAGTTCGAATGGTATTGTTCCTATGTTGCGTGTTTTCAATAACACTGCTAGATATGTTGACCAATGTCTAGATAAAGAAACCATCATTTACACAACTGACGGTCCGAAGCAAATACAAGAATGTTCTTCACAAGAAACAACTATATTCAATCTGAATGGCGATACTGAAACCATACAACAGGTTTTGGAACATGATTATGACGGTCCTTTGCTCGACATTCAAACCACACATTCACTGTTTAATATGAAAGTTACACCACAACATCCTATATATGTTTTGAGGGAACAACAAAGAGGCGTTGACCATAGTCTTATTCGAAACCGCATTGATAAAGGACTGGTTCAATGTCTTTGGATAGATGCAGGCGAATTGACAACCAATGATATGGTTGTTTATTCTATTCCAACACACGACAAGGATTGCTCTACTATTTCGAGTGACGATTGTTACATGTATGGTATTCTCCTAGGCGATGATAGTTTCGATACTAATAACTTCAGCGTTTGCACTGACAATAAGTCACATATTGGTGAATGGGTGAAACAGTATTTAGATTCCAAATATGTTTCCTATAAAATTACTGTGGACAATACTACTACTAGAATCCTCTGGAATCACAGTACTATGTTACCTTTCACACAAAGTGATTTTTATGATAAGCAAAAACAAAAGCACATTTCATCTAAGTGGTTAAACTTACCACTTATTAAAAGTAAGTTTATTCTAAAAGGACTTGTAAATATTCACGATTGTAATTCAAACATTGAAATATCATTCAATGCCACGTCACTTAATTTACTAGAATCCGTACGATTTATTTGTTTGAAAATGGGTTCTCTTACCAGTGGTTTTATTAGTAATGAAAACAATATGCGCCCGCATTGTCTTTTTATTCCAAAGACTGAAGACATTTGTAGTTTATTAAATATTGAATACCACGATACTACCTTATTCACATTTTTTAAGCATAATAATCTTCTTTTTAGTCGAATCGAAAATATCACACAAACCCATTACAAAGGTCTATTGTACGACCTTCAAATGAAGGATGAACACAATTACCTCATTCATAACGGGTTAGTTCACAATGGCGGTGGACGTAGGAACGGTAGTTTCGCAATTTATTTGGAACCTTGGCACGCGGATATCGAAATGTTTCTTCAAATGCGTAAGAACACAGGAGATGAGGAATTGAAAGCACGTGACCTTTTCTATGCTATATGGGTTCCTGATCTTTTTATGGAAAGAATAAAGGCAGATGGTGATTGGACACTTATGTGCCCAGATGAATGTCCAGGTTTAGCTGATGTATATGGCGAAAAATTCAAGGCATTATACACTAAATATGAGATAGAAGGGAAAGGTCGTAAAACAGTTAAAGCACGTGATATTTGGTATCAGGTTCTCGATGCACAAATGGAAACAGGCACTCCGTATATTCTTTACAAGGATGCGTGTAATGAAAAATCAAACCAGAAAAATGTAGGTACTATCAAATCCAGTAATCTATGTACTGAGATTATCGAGTATTCTGATAAAGATGAAACTGCTGTATGTAATCTTGCTAGTATTGCTCTTCCTACGTTTATGACTAACGGAATTATGGATTATAACAAATTACATAATGTCACTAAGGTAGTAACACATAATCTAAATCGTGTGATTGACGTCAATTATTACCCTACTGAGAAAACACGAAAAAGTAATATGCGACATCGACCAGTAGGTATCGGAGTACAAGGTCTTGCTGACGTTTTCATGATGATGAACATTGCGTTTGATTCAGTTGAAGCTGCTAAAGTAAATCGTGATATTTTCGAGACTATTTATCATGGGGCAATTGAGAAATCGTGCGAACTTGCTGTATTAGAAGGTAAATACGAGACATTTGATGGTTCGCCTGCGAGTAATGGGATTTTACAATTTGATATGTGGAATATTAATCCTGGGAATGAACGATATGATTGGGACTCTTTAAAGAAAACTGTTATGACAAATGGACTTCGTAATTCGCTCCTACTCGCACCAATGCCAACCGCATCAACTTCTCAAATTTTAGGATATAATGAGTGTATTGAACCTTTCACCAGTAATATATATAATAGACGCACTTTAGCGGGCGAATTCATGCTTACAAATAAGTATCTTGTTAAAGACCTACTTGATTTGGGTATATGGAACGAGCAAATCAAAAATAATATTATCGCTAATAATGGAAGTGTACAACATATTGAGGGTTTATCTGTTGATATTAAAAATAAATACAAAACAGTATGGGAGATTTCTATGAAAAAGTTAATTGATATGAGTGCTGATAGAGGTGCTTTCATATGCCAGAGTCAGAGTCTAAATCTTTGGTTAGAAGACCCTAATTATAATAGTCTTACATCGATGCACTTCTATTCTTGGTCCAAAGGATTGAAAACAGGTATTTACTATATGCGTAGGAAAGCTAGACATCAAGCACAACAATTTACAATTGAGCCAACTAAACGTCCTGATACTATTGTTCAGAGCGAGGGTTGTGAAATGTGTGGTTCTTAAATGTTTGGAAATGTGATGATATTTTGATTTATACACCGTAATAATATAATATTTTTTTATTATATTATGTTCTAAACTGTTTTGACGCTACGAGTAATCACTAAATCAATACATTCAAACAGCACATAAAGATTAAATAATTATTTTATAAAATGCCTAATTTGAAAATTATTTTACTCGGTGATGTGAATGTTGGAAAAACGTCTTTTATACGTAGATATTTGAATCTAAATGTTCATAAAAAACAAAAAAGCACAGTTGGTGCTGCTATGTTTACCAAATGCATTGAATATAATAACAATATTGTATATCTTAATATTTGGGATACTGCTGGACAAGAGCGTTACTCGTCTCTTAATACACTTTATTATAGGTCGTCTAACATTGTCATTGTTATGTACGACATAACTAACCCGCAATCTTTTATTACAGCAAAGGATTATTTAATTAGTCTTGCAAACAAGGGACCTCAGCATATCATAGTTGGACTTATTGGAAATAAAAATGATGTTGTTATTTCTGATAATTCTAAACGAGCTATTCCATTCTCAGTTGGAAAAGAATTGGCAGATACGCATTGTATTTTTTTTGCTGAAACTAATTCATTTAATCATAATGATGCTGAATCCGTATTTGGTAGTCTTTTAGATTTAGTACCAAATGATATTATTTATTCTTACACTGGTGACGCTGAGTTACTTTTAGATAAAATGATTGACAATAACCATATTATACAAAAAAGTGGTTCGTGTGTTCATTATTGTTGTATATCATAAATCGACGTAATACGAGAATGTTTACTAGGTTTTTTACATCTTTCTATATTTCAAATGCCGATTACAAATTTAATACATTAATTATCTTGCCAAATAGCAAAATAATTAATACTCAATTTCACGAAAATACAAAGATAACTTAATAATATCAATAATCAACAAAAATTGAATATGCATTATTTAATAAAAAAAAACATAAGATACAAATATAGAATAAGATGAATTCACTACCAGAAGATATGATATACGAAATCGGTAGATTTCTTTCGGTTAATGATTTCAAATCTTTGTTATCAACCTCAACAAAAATGAAATATTCCAAATATAAATATCAATATTTAAAGTTAAATAATGAAAGTTCAAAGCTATTCGCATTGAATAATGATGATGGTGAATTATTTCGCGACGAAGTATTATCAAATATAGATTTTTCCAATAAACAATTATCATTGAACTTATTTAATTGTAAAGAAATAACGGACGTTTCAATGCTTGGAAGAGTTCATACTTTGGATTTAGGTTTATGTGGTGGAATAAGCGATGTATCAATGTTAGGAAACGTACATACTTTGAATTTATATCGTTCATCTGCAATAACAGATGTATCAATGTTAGGAAATGTCCATATTTTGAATCTATCCTGGTGTAATATGATAACTGATGTATCGATGCTTGGTAACGTTCATACTTTAAATCTATCTTGGTGTAAATACGTAACAGATGTATCAATGCTTGGAAGCGTTCATACTTTGAATTTAGCGTGTTGTAATGGAATAACAGATGTATCAATGCTCGGAAACGTTCGTGTTTTGATTTTATCAGACTGTAAAGGAATAACAGATGTATCAATGCTCGGAAACGTCCATACTTTGGATTTATCTTGGTGTCAACAATTAAAAGACCTGTCAAAGTTGGGAAACGTATATAATTTGAATTTATATTGGTGTCAACAAATAAAAGATGTATCAATGCTTAGTAATGTACGTAATTTGAATTTAACTTATTGTGATGGAATAACAGACGTATCAATGCTCGGAAACGTCCATGATTTAAATTTAACTTATTGTAGTGGAATAATAGATGTATCAATGCTCGGAAATGTAAACACTTTGAAATTACGCTTTTGTAAACAAATAACAGATGTATCAGCTTTGGGAAACGTTCATGCTTTGGATTTGTCACATTGTTCAGGAGTAACTGATATATCAATGCTTGGTAACGTACATACTTTAAACTTAAATTGTTGTTTAAGAATAACAGATGTATCAATGCTTGGAAAAGTCAGTAAATTAAGAATGTGTTATTGCACAGGGATAACAGATGTATCAATGCTGAGAAACTCATATACATTGTAGTAAAGACACGTGATGTATGAGTGTAAATATAGAACAAAACTGGTTTATTTGTAATATTAAATTTAATATTACTATAAAAAACAAAAAAACCTGATTTGGATTCTCTTTTGATTTTCTCAAAAATGGACATTTATAAATGTCCAAATTTCAGATTTATAGAATTACTTTTTCGACCACTTTTTTTGAAAAGTGAATTAAAGCATAGTGCAGTAAATCGCGTTTTTATTTATAATTTTTGTTAGCATAAGTTTTTTTGAATTTTTGTTCGTTAAAATTCTTGTTTTATAATGTTTCCATTATTTAGAAACAAATGGAAGCGAAAAAAACAAGAAAAAACAAGAAACAGTATTATTGTGAAAAATGTAACTTCAAATGCTCGTTTGGTAGTGAGTATGATAGACACATATTAACTGCAAAACACCTTTTGGAAACAAATGGAAACACAATTAACAACAAAAACAAGCAAATATATCTGTGTTTCTGTGGCAAAAAATACTCATCTAGATCCGGTTTATGGAAACACGAAAAAACCTGCTCGTTTATTAATAACACTGATGAAGAAACTATTACAAAGTGTGACTATGAAGACCATTCTAATGATAACTCCACCATTTTAGAATTGATTTCACAAAATAAAGAATTGATGAATTTACTTGTTGTTCAAAATAAAGAACATCAGAAAGTAATTATGGAGTTAGTTCCTAGAATTGGTAATACTACTAATAATAACAATAACAATAGCAATCACTTCAACTTACATGTATTTTTAAACGAAGATTGTAAAGAGGCTATAAATTTTTCCGATTTCATAAAACAAATACAAGTTTCTTTAACCGATTTAGAGAACCAAGCAGAAAATGGGTATATTAAAGGTATTACCAAGCTTTTCATTGAGAATTTACAAGGATTAGGAATGAATAAACGACCCATTCATTGTACCGATAAAAAACGTAAGATATTATATATTAAAGAAAATGGTGAATGGGATAAAGAAGGTTCTCAAGATGTGTTAAAAAAAGGAATTCAAGAAGTAACAAGGAGAACCTTCGAAAGATTGGTAAATGAACAGAAAATTCATTCAGATGAATACGATGATGCTGATTCAGAGTTTTCTACTAAATGTATTTCTATACAAAGAAATTTAACTCCAAATCATCCAAGAGAAAGTACAATAAGTAAGGTAATAGATAATATAACTCAGAATACTGGAATTTTATAAAAAAAAATAAAAAACCCATTTTGGATTCTCTTTCGATTTTCTTAAAAATGGACATTTATAAATGTCCAAATTTCAGATTTATAAAATTACTTTTTCAATGACTTTTTTGAAAAAGTGATTGAAAGCATAATGCAGTAAATCGTGTTTTTTCGTGTTTTTTTTGTTAGCATATTTTTTTTTTTATAAATTTCAATTAGTTATATTAAGGGTTTTTTATGTTCGAATATTTAGAACAATTCGAACATAAAAAAACCCCAAAAAACCCCAAAAATATGTAGGTGATGTATATGAATTCACTTATGGTAATAAAAAACATATTTCATATAACATTAATGAATAGCAAAATATATAATTCGAACAAATCGAACATTAAAAACCCAAAAAACCCTCGTATTGTATGAATGCGAATATGGTAAAATATATAAACTATGAGTATTATATGGTATCACAATAAAAGATTTCCAATTGAAATTTCAGATAGTATTCAAGAGAACCTCACAGAAAAACCTTCGATTATAGTGTTATTTACTAGAATTGTTAATACTACTAATAATAATAACAATTAGTTCAATTCGAAATTATTTTTAAACAGTGAGTCTAAAGACGCACTCAACTTTTCTGATTTTATAAAACAAATACAAGTTTCTTTAATCGATCTAGAGAACCAATTAGAATATGGATATATTAAAGGCATTACTGAGTTTTTTATTGAGAATTTACAAGAGTTGAGAATGAATAATAGACCTGTTCATTGTACTGATAAAAAAGGAAAGACGTTGTATATTACACAAAATAACGATTGTGATAAAGAAGGTTCTCAAGATATATTGAGAAAAGGAATTCAAGAAGTAACAAAGAGAACCTTTTGAAAGATTAATAAAAGAACAAGAAATTCATTCAAATGAATATGATAATGCCGATTCAGAATTCTCTATGAAATGTATCTCTATCCAGCGAAATTTAATTCCTAACCACTATAGAGAAGGCATAACAAGTAAGGTAATAGATTATATTACCAAAAATACTGGAATTTTATAAAAAAACCAAAAAAACCCGATTTGGATTCTCTTTTGATTTTCTCAAAAATGGACATTTATAAATGTCCAAATTTCAGATTTATAGAATTACTTTTTCGACCACTTTTTTGAAAAAGTGATTTAAAGCATAATGCAGTAAAACGCGTTTTTATTTGTAATTTTTGTTAGCATAAGAAAAATGAGTTTTTTATTCGTTTTATTTTGGCGACTTTTTTGTTATCATTATTTAGGATAACAATGATAACAAAAAAGTCGCCAAAAGTCGCCAAAATTTTTATATGTGTTGAGTGTGCTTATAAATGCTTTAAACCAAGTGATTACAATAAACATTTATCTACTGCAAAACACAAAATGATAACAAATGATAACGGAAAGTCGCCAATTGTCGCCACACTACATATATGCGAATGCGGAAAAAAATTTAAATTCCCTTCTGGATTGTCGAGGCATAAACATAATTGCTTGATAGTTAAAAAATCAAGTAGTATTGAGGAGAACACTAATGAAAAACCTTCGATTATAGATATACTTTCACAAAATAAAGAATTAATGAACTTACTAATTTTACAGAATCAAGAACATCAAAAAACAATTATGGAATTAGTCCCTAGAATAGGGAATATGACTACGAATAATAATAATCAATTCAATTTACATGTATTTCTAAACGAAGATTGTAAAGATGCTATCAACTTTTCTGATTTTATAAAACAAATACAAGTTTCTCTTACTGATTTAGAGAACCAAGCAGAAAATGGGTATATCAAAGGTATTACCAAGCTTTTTATTGAGAATTTACAAGGATTGGGAATGAATAATAGACCGATTCATTGCACAGATAAAAAACGTAAGACATTATATATTAAAGAAAATAATGAATGGGATAAAGAAGGTTCTCAAGATACATTGAAAAAAGGAATTCAAGAAGTAACGAGGATGACATTCGAAAGATTAATAAAAGAACAGGGTATTCACTCAGATGAATATGACGATGCCGATTCAGAATTCTCTATGAAATGTATTTCTATTCAGCGAAATCTGACTCCCAATCATCCAAGAGAAAACACAATAAGTAAGGTAATAGATAATATTACCCAAAATACCGGAATATTATAACAAAATAATAACATTACTATCAACGCCATTACTATCAACGCCATTACTATCAACGCTATTACTATCAACGCAACTAATATAATATATGCTTTATGTTATTTAGTGAATTACATAGGGTGTAAATTAAGCCAATTTATAAAATTGATTGTAAATCAATTAAAAAATATAATACAACAACAATTACAAGGAAAATGGTTAAATATATTTGCGAAGGTTGTGGAATAGAATTTTTAAAAAAATCTCAATACAATTCTCATAATAAATGTAAAAACCCAAACGAAAATAATACTGATAAGAATAGAGTAATTGTAAATAAAATAGTCGAAGAAAAATTAAAAAAAACAAACGAGGTTAAATATTCAGAATTATCGCAAACGTTAACTAAACAAATTAATAAAGATGAGAAAAAATCCAACGGAATATATTTCACACCACCAGAAACAATTCATACAAATATCAAATTATTAGAACCTTATATGAAAAATGTAAAAGAAGTGTTAGAACCTTCGTGTGGTTCTTGTGAATATATATTAGCACTCAACCAAATGTATGATATAAATATTAACATTACCGGAATAGAACTGAATAAAACCATATTTGAATCGATCAAACATCTCAAGCAAAATAATATTACATTAATTAACGACAATTATTTAAGTTATACATTTCATAAAAAATTCGATTTAATTATAGGAAACCCACCGTATTTTGTGATGAAAAAAAATGAAGTTGATGAAACATATTACAATTATTTCGACGGAAGACCAAATATATTCCTGTTGTTTATTATTAAATCATTAAAATTGTTAAACAGTAATGGGATCGTTAGTTTTATTCTGCCTAATAACTTTATCAATTGTTTATATTATGACAAAACTAGAAAATACATAGTTGACAATTTTCAAATATTAAATATTATAGAATGTAATGATGATTATATAGAAACTAAACAGGATACAATAGTTTTAATATTACAAAATAAACCACCATTAGATGATAACAATACCAAATACACTATAAACATTTCAGGATTTACCATATTTGGAACGACAGATAAAATTACAACTTTAAAAACATTATATTCTAATTCTAACACATTGCGCAACTTAGATTTTAATGTTAGCGTTGGTAACATAGTATGGAATCAATGTAAAAAAGACCTAACGCACGACAATACCAAAACATTATTAATATATAGTTCTGATATTACAAATAATAAATTATCAATAAAACAATATTCGAACGATGAGAAAAAAAATTATATAAATAAGACCGGAACGAATAATCCATTATTAGTTATTAATAGAGGATATGGGGTAGGAACATACAACTTCAATTATTGTATTATTAATGAAAATAATAATACTCAATATTTAATTGAAAACCATTTAATATGTATCAATTATAAAAAACCTATCAGTAACGAAAACTTAATAATAAAATACAAGGAAATTATCAAATCATTTGAAAATATAAAAACTATCGAATTTATTAAAAATTATTTCGGTAACAATGCCATCAATACTACTGAACTATGCGAAATACTCCCGATTTACGATATTTGAAAAGCAGGAAAAGCAATACCGTTACCATTTTTCCACCTCAATAATATATTCATAATCTTACCAGATTTAGTTGTCGCGATATACCTATTTTTCCTTTTTATGTCGTTTGTAACTTCAGTAATGATATAGTCATCTTGGTTTATTGTCTCTAGATGTAAATTTCCATCTTTATATAACATATAAAATTTATTTTTTTGTGTTTCTAATAAATATTCTGTGAGTTTATCTTGCTTAACGCCATATCTTGAAATAAAACTAGCAATACTATCAGATGATGCCTTTAATGAACTGTTGTAAAAATTAATATCATCTTCTTTAGCAGTATATTTGCTACTATTCTTACATCCATTGTAATATTTATCCTGATGGCATTTTAAACACACTGGATTAGGTGAGTGTATATATTTCAGGTATTCTTCTTTGCTGGGCAATTGCATATTGAATTTGTTGTTCAATGGTATGAAATAATTGTCATAATAATAGGCTTCATAAGAACTATCCAGATATTTTGAAGGTTTCATCGGTGATACGAATTGAGGTGTATCTTGTACACAAGACACATTAAATTTAAATTCCACCATAAATTCTTCAATATTATTTATGATTAATTTAAAGTCATAGTGATTCCCTCGTCCTGCTTTATGGATACATACGTTATTATTAGAGCAAGTTATATTCCTTTGTTCACATAGTTGTTTTATAAATAAGTCAATCTGGTTTTGTAAATTACACCATCTTTTTGAATATTTATAATAATTTGTTGGAATAATTTTATTTATTATACAACCTATAATATTTTCTCTTTTTTTGTTATTACAATCATTTTCTGATCTTTTTTTATCCAAAAACACGTTTATACATTTGTATGTTATTTTATCACCGCCATATAAGACGGGTTCTAATCTATTTAAATTTATACACCATAAGCGTATAAATCTTTGTATAGTTTTTATTTCTATTGGAAGTATTGTGAGATGTGACATATTGGTTATTTGAGTGCTTTTGTAATTACTTGACTTAAATTTTAATCAATTTTATGAAAACAAACAGTAATAACAAAGCGTCATTCAATATATTCCAACCACTCATTGATAACGCTAGATTGATACTCTCATTCATTCAACGCCTTAGACAGTTCATCTTTTAATATTTCAACAGAACATCTGTTTTTTATTCAATTTATTACGAATAACTGTGATAATATTTCCAATTTGTTCTGTAGAATTAATCCCTATTATGATTTCGAGAAAGAATCAGTTGAGTGAATTTTACTAAGAAACGCATTCTATTCGGTCGGTGTAACACAATAATTTATGTTATTGTATTAAGTCAATTGTTAATTGCATTATAACAACGCTTCATCTAACAAGCCGTATCCATGCTGTCTCGATACAATTTCATACTTGTACCTCCAACCGGTTTTCACTATTATTTCATAACTTGCACCATTTATAATTATCGGATACCTATTCGAAAAGTTATATATATACGGTGGTATAATTCGAATCAATATACTGTTGACATATATCCGTTTTGCACCCGTACACAAATTATGTACCAGTAATATTTCTTCGCCATTTACCACAAAACCACGTTCATTTTTATAAAACGGCATTTATTATATATAGAACATTCATTTTTATTTCGTTTTTTAATGACTTATTATATCGTAATGTTTATTAACAAACTATGTAATTACATAAAGATTTATTTGTTGTAATTATTAGTTTATTGTATGTTCTCATTCCTTTCAGGAGGTTCTGTAAATATAAAGGAATATATAGGTTTTGAGGATATTAAGTATGCTATATCACATTCCACTAATTTTATTATAATCAATACACTATCCGCTAACGAACAGGATTTACTCATTTATGGTACTCTTCCGTGTGACCGAGAAGAGAACGCCATCAATGAACAGATATCTAATTACCGCACACCCGATTTACCAGTAATTATATACGGACGCAATTGTAGTGACGATTGCGTTAGATTGAAACAGGAACAGCTTGTAAAACTGGGTGTAAAACAAGTTTATATTTATATGGGTGGACTGTTCGAATGGCTATTGATGCAAGACATATATGGAAACGATGAATTTCCTACCACATCGAAATGCATGGACTTGTTAAAATATAGAAGTCCACGACGTCTAGAAAAACAATTATTATTGGAACATTCGTAAATATTGAC